GCAATTTTAAAAAAAGTTGAACCATTGTCGTTACTAATTTCTACCGTTGCATCAACAGCGTTAGTTCCATCAATGTTGGCTAACAATATTGTATCAATTCTTACTGCAGTTTCTGCAGGTACGTCAATCATAGTAGTTCTGTTTGTATCAGATAAACTACCCATAGCATTCTTAGGTGTTATCGTTGCTATATTTACTAGATTCGGTGTTGCCATTTTTTATTCTCCTTCTGTATTAATACCCGAAAACCATGGAGAAGACAATACCTTTTCCATCAGTTGTTATTTTTTGTGTTGAGCTAGTACCATTAGCATTAGTTAATTTACCAACTCCTGAGCCTTTTGGCACTAAAGTAAGGTCTATATTAGTATCTCCACCGACTGCTGAAATAGTAGGACTATTACCAGTTGCAGCGTTTGTTATATCGAAGTGATTGACCGCAGAGGCTGTTGTTTGAAATTGTAATTGTTCATTACCGTTTTCATCACGTATTCCATGATCATCATCAAAGTCTATCATGAAAGAATTAGTATCTAAATTACCACCTAGTTGTGGTGATGTATCATCTACAACATCTCCTCCAAATTCTACTGCAGTTATATTTGGATTTGTGCCATCATCTGCTCTTGCGAAAGCTAATATTGTTTTACCATTTGCTATTGTAGCAGAAGAGCCTGATCCAGATGCATATTTAAATACGACATTTTGAGATCCTGATGTTGAGTTTTTTAATAGATAAAGTTGTTGCACATCTAAAGGTATTGTTACATTTCTTGATGCTGAAATTG